CATCTGGATTAAATGGAACAATGTTTGGAAGTAGTGGTACTTCCGGTACTTCAGGAAGTGATGGAACATCCGGAACTTCGGGTGTTTCCGGTACATCGGGAACTTCTGGTATTAGTGGTTCATCTGGATTAAATGGAACAATGTTTGGAAGTAGTGGTACAAGTGGAGAAAGTGGCACATCTGGTACTTCTGGTTCTTCAGCAACTGATGGAACTTCAGGAACTTCGGGAACTTCGGGTTCATCTGGAGTAAATGGAACATTCTTTGGAAGTAGTGGAACTAGTGGAATTAATGGTTCAGAAGGTAGTGGTGGTTCTGGTGGAACATCTGGTACATCCGGTACTAACGCACCAGGATTTAGTTCCGGAACATCAGGAACTTCTGGAATAAGTGGTACTGATGGAAGTGCTGGTACGAGCGGTACAAACGCACCTGGATTTTCATCTGGAACTTCTGGTACATCTGGACAAACTGGAACATCTGGTACTAGCGGTACAAACGCTCCGGGATTTTCATCTGGTACATCAGGTGTAAGTGGTTCATCCGGAACTTCTGGAAGTGGAGGTACATCAGCAACGGGTGTAACATCCGGAACATCTGGTACAAATGGATTTGCTTTAACTGGAACTACTAATGATGGATTATTAACTTATACAAACGCACCAGCTGGAGCAAATGTTGAATCTAATATTACTTTTGATGGTTCTACGTTAACAATAGTTGGTAATACAACACAAACAGGTGATATTACATTGACTGGTGGATTGGATGCTAGTACATATTTAGAAGCAACTGCGTATAGAGAAATTTATAATAATTTAGGAACTGGTGCTAGTGTTGCAATAGATTGTTCAACTGCAAATAATTTTAGAAGACAATTTAATGGAACAGCCACAGTAACATTTACCAACGTACCTGTTGGTAAAGCATTTGGATTTACATTATTAACTGTAAACGCTGGGGCATATGTAATTACATGGCCGGCAACGGTTAATTGGGCAGGTGGTATTCAACCTGTATTAACATCATCCGGTGAAGATGTATTAGTATTTTACACATTTGATGGTGGAACAAGTTGGTATGGATTTACAATAGCTAAAAATTTAAGTTAATATTATGGGAATAGCAAGAAGACTAGCAGAATCAGATTCAACACAAGCATTTCCGTTTGTGTTTCAAATTACAACCACATCGGGTAATACTGTATTTACATGTCCAATTACCGATTATGGTGGACTTACACCACAATTGACTATAAATTGGGGAGATAGTAGTACATCACCTTTGATAACAGCATCATCTTCGGTAGATAAAATACATACATATGTTTCAGCTGGAACTTATACAGTTACTATTAGTGGATTTATGCCAGGATTTCAAGTTAATAATAATGTAGGAATAAGAAGTTTAATAACAAGTATTGTACAATTTGGTACAGTAGGATTGAGGACATTAAATTTTTATGGGTGTATAAACATAACCTCTATACCAAGTAGTGCATCATTAAGTGCAGTTGGTGGGTATGATGGATTAAATGAAATATTAAGTTTTTCAAATTTTATGAATGGTACAGCTATAACATCCATACCAGCCGATATATTTGATTTTTCACCCAACGTAACATCATTTGCTAGTGCATTTGCAACAATTAATACGATATCAACTGTACCAACTGGATTATTTGATACTGCCGTAAATGTATCATCTTTTGCATCTTGTTTCTTTGCTTGTGCGGGTTTAACTTCCGTACCATCAACTATATTTGACCTAAATATTAATGTAACAAGTTTTTCTGGTACATTTAGAAATTGTAGAGCATTGACAAATGTATTACAATTTACATTTAATACAGCGGTAACAACATTTTCACAAGTTTATAATATGAGTTCAACTTCAAATGCATTAGTAGGTACTGCACCTACATTGTGGTTAAGAACTCCAACACCTGCTGGAACTGATGCATTTAGAAATTGCACCGGTTTAACAAACTTCGCATCAATACCACCAACATTTACTTAATATGTATTTACGAATTATAAATAATGAAATCAGTTATCCTTATACAATTAAGGATTTAAAAGCTGCGCATAGAAATATTACATTCCCAAATGAAATTGGAGAAGAAACTATGACTCAATTTGGTTTATATGAAGTTGGACAAACTCCAAAACCAAATGATTACACAAAAAATATTACCGAAGGAACTCCTGTTTTAACGGATGGTGTATATTATCAAAATTGGATTCAAACGGATGCATCTCAAAGTGAAATAGATTATAGATTAGAAACCCAATGGGGTGTTGTTAGAGAAATTCGAAATGAATTATTAGCAGAATGTGATTGGACGCAATTATCGGATATTCCAACTGAAACAAAATCAATTTGGTCTGAATACAGACAATCTTTAAGAGATATTACATCTCAAACTAATCCATTTAATATAACTTGGCCGGTTAAACCCTAAAAGAGAAAATATTTATATTTATACCTATAACAAAAAGCATATAGATATAGATGATTATACATAGTCCAATATTTTCGGGTTCAATTACACAGGCATTATCTGCTTACGCAAATTTAAGTGGTTCATTTACCGGTTCTTTTAAAGGAACTATCGATGTTCAACAAGCAACATTTACTAATCTTATTGTAGGTAATAGTTTGGCAGTAAGTGGTTCTATAACAATGACTGGTTCAATGAATTTAACGGATGGTGGATATTTAGTAGACGGAGTTGATGTATTAGATTCATCTATTGCATTTGCAATAGCATTAGGATAAAAAAATAAAAAGAAATGGCAAACGCATTTAAAAATAGTATAGCGGGTTCAATTGGAACAGTAGGTGTGAAAATATATGAAACACCTGCGGCAACTTCAACAACTGTAATTGGAGTTGGTGTAGCAAATGTAAGCACAAATAATATATCAGTTAGTGTGATGGTTAGAGATACATCAGCAAATAAATGTGTTTACGTTGTAAAAGATTCTTTAATTATACCCGGTAGTACTAATGTATTGATTGGTGGTGAACAAAAGTTAGTTTTAGAAACAGGAGATTTTCTATCAGTAACATCATCGTTAGCCAATTCAGCAGATGTAATTGTTTCGGTATTGGAAATAACATAAAAGTTGTAATTAATGGAATATTTAGGTGGTAACCCAAATGGTTTAAATCAACAAACTAAAGATAAAATTTCTTTATTTGTAAGTGGAAGTAGTGTAGCTAATTTTTCATCTCATTCAATAGATGTGGGTGCAAATTTTTCCGCTTCTGGAATACAAACATCTTTAATTGGGTCACCAACAAATTCGATTCAAATAAATTCTAATGTAAAAATTAGTGGTTCAATTACTTCTTCATTTTTTATCGGTGATGGTGGTGGTTTGTTTAACATTAATGCAGCAGCAATTGGCGATTTAGATAGATTAAAATCAGGTTCGGCAACCGCAATAATTTCTCCAAATAGAGGGTTAGTAGTTAATACTGATTTAACTGTAGCAGGTACAATAAATGCAACTGAATTAAAAGTAATTTATATATCATCATCAATAATCTACGCAAGTGGAAGTAACAAATTTGGTGATGCACAAAACGATAAACAAGAATTTACTGGAAGTGTTGGTATCACAGGTTCATTATCATTTGGAATTGGTTCATTAAAATCAGATATAACAACCGATGAGGTATTAGTTTATAACACATCAACGGGTAAAGTTGGTATAAAAACAGCAGCAGCAACTTCTGGTACATCAGGAACATCCGGAACATCTGGTACAACTGGTTCGGAAGGAACTTCTGGTACATCGGGAACTTCTGGTACATCGGGCACTTCAGGAACTTCAGGAACATCTGGTAGTGGAGGAAGTAGTGGAACTAGTGGTACATCTGGTACATCAGGGACTAGTGGCACATCCGGAACTTCAGGAACTTCAGGAACATCTGGTAGTGGAGGAACTTCTGGAACTTCTGGAACTTCTGGAACAAGTGGAACTGATGGGACATCTGGTTCAGGAGGAACTTCGGGAACATCTGGTACATCCGGAACATCTGGAAGTACTGGTTCATCTGGTACATCCGGTACATCGGGAACTTCAGGAACAAGCGGAACTTCAGGTTCAGATGGAAGTAGTGGTACTTCGGGTACATCTGGTTCACAAGGAAGTTCTGGTACATCGGGAACATCTGGTTCAACCGGAACTGCAGGAAGTTCAGGAATTAGTGGTACCGGTGGAAGTGGAGGTTCATCGGGAACTTCGGGAACCAGTGGAACTTCAGGCACATCCGGTACTAGTGGTCTAACAGGAGCTGGTGGAGGTACTGGTACTGCGGGTAGTGGAGGTTCATCGGGAACTTCTGGTACATCAGGTATTAATGGTACATCTGGTACTTCTGGTACATCTGGTACTTCTGGTGTAAGTGGAGCCGGCGGAGGAAGTGGTTCATCCGGAACTTCGGGAACTTCTGGTACATCAGGAACTTCCGGTACATCTGCAACTTCCGGTACTTCAGGAACATCTGGAACAAGCGGTGCACAAGGTTCATCCGGTTCGAATGGTACATCAGGAACTTCTGGAACTTCAGGTACATCCGGTACATCGGGAACTTCAGGAACAAGCGGAACTTCAGGAATAAGTGGAGTGCAAGGTTCATCGGGAACTTCAGGAACTTCTGGAACTTCTGGTACATCTGGTATAAATGGAAGTTCTGGTACATCTGGTATAAATGGAAGCTCTGGTACATCTGGTATAAATGGAAGTTCAGGAACAAGCGGAATTTCAGGTTCATCGGGAACTTCTGGAATAAGTGGTTCGGCTGGTAGTTCGGGAACAAGTGGAACTTCGGGTACTTCTGGTACTTCAGGTGCAAGTGGTTCTTCGGGAACTTCTGGTACTTCTGGTACATCAGGAACTTCTGGTGCAAGTGGTTCTTCCGGAACATCGGGAACATCGGGAACATCCGGAGTAAGTGGTTCATCAGGAACATCTGGTACTTCGGGAACTTCTGGTAGTAGTGGTACATCGGGAACTTCAGGAACTTCAGGAACATCCGGAGTAAGTGGTTCATCTGGTACATCAGGAACTTCTGGTACATCCGGAACTTCTGGTAGTAGTGGTACTTCGGGTACATCTGGTACATCCGGAACTTCTGGTAGTAGCGGTACATCAGGAACATCTGGAACTTCTGGTTCATCAGGTACTTCTGGGTTATTATCATTAACTGGTACAACTGATAATGGTGTAATCACATTAAACGGAACTGCACCAAATGCAACCGTTGAAGCAAATTTAAAATTCGATGGTACTACATTAACGGTAACTGGTAACGCTACAATTAGTGGTGACCTTACTGTAAGTGGTACAACAACATATATTAATACAACAACTCTTAACGTAGGTGATAATATTATTACACTTAACGCAGATATTGGGGCAGGAACTACACCAACTGAAAATGCTGGTATAGAAGTTAAGAGAGGTAATGCAGCAACAAAAGCATTTTATTGGGAAGAAGCAAATGATAGATGGTATGCAGAAGATGGTCTTTATGTAGCAGGTAATGTAGTTCTTAGTGGTACACTTAATACCGGACTAGGTGCTACTGAACTTTATTTAATGGACCAAAACGTTAGAACAGTCGATTCTCCAACATTCGCAACGGTAAATACGGGACAAGGTGCAAATGAATTATATGCAATGGACCAAAATGTTAGAACAACTGATTCTCCAACATTTGCAACTGTAAATACTGGACAGGGAAATAACGAATTGTACTCAATGAATCAGAATGTTCGTACAACTGATGCGGTAACATTTACTACGGTTGATACCGGACAAGGAGCAAACGAATTATATGCAATGAATCAGAATGTTCGTACAACCGATGCTGTTACATTTGCAACTGTGGATACGGGACAAGGAGCAACTGAAGTTCACTTAATGAACCAAAACGTAAGAACTACGGATGCGGTTACATTCTCTACGGTTGATACCGGGCAAGGAGCAACTGAAGTTCACTTAATGAATCAAAATCTTAGAACAACTGATTCACCAACTTTTGTAAATGTAACTGCAAATTTAACTGGTACTGCGGATAGAGCAGAAGCTGTTGATTCAAATGATACTCGTAATACAAATGATACACCATCAAGTAAAAATGCTGGAGTTTATTTTGATTTTAAAACAAATAGTACAAACGGATTAAGTGATGGTGGTACATATAACGGACAGATGTTTTGGAGAAGTTATGGTGGTAGTACTGATTTAAGTGGAGGAGCTCCAATACAAATTGCATATACGGCAAATCATAGATTGTGGACAAGAATTGGAACTGGCGCATCAACATGGAGTGATTGGAGACAACTATTAAATAGTGTTGACCAAATTTACGCTTACAATATGAATCAGTATGTTCGTACAAGCGATAACGTTGTATTCAATCAGGTAACTGCAAACTCTGGTGGTAATGGTGGAGCATTTTATTTAGGAGATACAAATGCTGGTATGTACAGAGACAACACATATGATGTTGTTATACATCAAGGTAATTCATCTGGTAACGTATTATATTTGGCAAGTGCTGGTGATGTGCGTGTAAGTATTGATTCAAATAATAATACCGATAATAAATTTATAGTAGGCAGTAATGCAATAAAAGCATCAAACGAATTATTTTCAGTAAATGAAAGTGGTATTGCATTTGCATCAGCTGATTTCAGAGCACCATTATTCAGAGATAATGATAATACTGGATATTATGGTGATTTTGCAGGAACAAACAACTTCAACCAAACCGAGCAAAATGGTAGACTTTGGTTTTCAAACTATTTGGTAGCTCGTGGTGATGGTGGTATGATGGGTAGTTATAATTCTACCGGTACTGCTTCAAAAGTAATTTGGACTATCGGTGAAAGCTGGCCAATTGGTAATATGTACGGATTGGGTTATGAATATGGAAGTGGATATGACCATCACTTAGCATTAAGAAACAATGGTACAACTTATTCTCGTATAGGTTTTGCTGGTGGGGCATTTATCGGTGGTGATTTAACTACTGGTGGAAATGTTTACTCTTATAGATTCTATGATAGAGATAATACGGGATACTATTGTGATCCAGAAAATATATCTCGTATGTACCAAATAAATTATAATAATTTATATTATGCTCCCGATACAAGCTATGGATTTATTGGTGCAAACGTATATGCAGATACTATAAACTCTGGATATGCTGGTGACCAATTAGAACTATGTTATTATAGAGGTACATTTACATCTACGGCTGGTTCTATGAGGGCTCCAATATTTTATGATAGAGATAATACTGGATATTATGTTGACCCAGCATCATTTACCGAACTATATGGTGGATTAAGAATGAGTGGAGGTCATGGTGATTCTACAATGAGACTTAGATTATTGGCATCCAATAATGGAGCAGGACAAGGTGTAGTTCATTTACAATCTTGGTGTTCTGAACCAGGTAACACATGGTCTTGGGCTGGATTTGGATACAATGTGGATAATACCTACCACGATGGTTCTGGTCCTTACTATTTTAGTAGACCTAATACTTCGTTTGGACAAGCATATATGAGATTTAGTACCGATGGTAGCTGGTATTTTTATAATACAAACACATCCGGTACTAGAGTTACTAATATGGAATTATATCCATCAAACTATGTGTATTTTAACAACTATGCACAAGGTGGTAACTCATTAAGAGCACCAATATTCTATGATAGTAACAACACTTCATATTATGTAGACCCAGCCGGTACTGCTAGATTATCATATGTAGTAGCAAACGGTGGTATTCGTATTGATGGAAATGAAAACCTTTACTTAGATAATAACTACGGACAATCTGTTGTGGGCATTTACACATCAACTAGATATCAGGGTGTATTCGCAATGGGTAATTCATATAAATTATCAATTGATGGAGCAGCTACTAACAACCACTACGGAATTGCATGGTCACATCCAAATGCCGGAGGACAGGCATCATATTTGAATGACCACGGTATGTTAATACAAAACTATGGTACTACATTCGCAGCAATTTCTTCTAGAATTTGGGTAAGAGACCAAATGGATTCTCCAATATATTATGACCGTAATACTGGATATTATTTCAATGGTGATGGTGAAAGTAACTGGCAAGGATTAACACTTAGAGGTAAAGCCCAAATTGGATTAACTGGTAAAACGAATTGGAAAAGACCAGATATTACTGGTGATAGTAACTATTGGACGGGTGCATTTGGTTGGGGCACATATGACTTAAATGAAGTAATGACTTGGGGTAGTGGATTTTTTGATACATGGTCTAATCCGGCAAACCAACCATCTGGTACTTCCCATTGGGTAGGAGTTCAAACATATCACTACACTAATGCATATAATAGTGGATATGGTTGGCAATTGGCTGGTGGACCTATTAGTAACTTAAGGTTTAGAAATTCTTGGCCAAATAATAGTGGTTGGACAACTGTTGCAATGCATGACCGTAATGATGGAAGTGGCGGCTGGTTATATGCTGGTGGATATTATGATTCAAATGATACTGGATATTATATGGACCCTAACTCAACTTCGGATGCCGCGATGCGAATCAGAGGTGGTACTCTACATGGACCAAACCCAACTTGGGGAGCATATCTTTATGTTGGTGCAAATGGTAGACCTAACTCATACGCATCTGTTGTAGCAACTAATGGTAACTTACACTTAGATTGTCAAAATGGATATGAAACTTATATTAACCACTATTCTGGAAATAGAACGTATCTTTATGAAATAAGAACAAACTTTATTTACGATAGAGATAATACTGGATATTATTGTGACCCTCAATCTTATTCTCAATTTAGTAGTGGTGAATTCAACAACTATTGTAGAGCAGCAAGATTTACATTTATTGGAACGGGTGGTAACTCTGGACAAGGTACTAATGCATATGAAATATTCCAAGAAGGTGGTGGATGGGGTTATCCTTATCCGGATTTAAGAATTGCATATCATACTGGTATTAAATTGGGAGCAAATGCTGGTTCTTATGAAGGAACTAGAGTTTATTCTGATTACGATATGAGTGACTTGTGTATTCAATTAGCAGGTTCATCAAACTATTCATTTAAGTATAAGTGGATGTACACAAATGATAGTGGATTTTATTCCAATGTAAACAGTGCACACTGGTATCCAAATAACTCCACATACGGAACTTGGAGAATGGACGGGTATAAAAACTCATACACAGGTATTTTACAAGATGTAGGTAACACTCCTGTTACTGGTATGTTTGATACTGGTGGAAATGGTGGTTGTTATTATCAATCGGGTAGATGGATGTTCTATCACTATTTTCCATATAATTGTACGGGTATTAATACATCTTCAACATCACCATCATATGGTATTTATGTTTCTGGTGGTATTTATTCGACTGGAAATATTGTAGCATATTCTGATGCTAGAAAGAAAACTAATATTGTAACAATTGAATCTGCATTAGAAAAAATTCTTAAATTAAGAGGTGTTTATTATAATAGAATAATAGATGCAGCTGCAAATATTACACCTGAAATTGCAGAAAAAAGACAAACAGGATTAATAGCTCAAGAAACTGTAGATATATTTCCAGAAGTTGTTACATATGATGATGTAAATGATGAATTTGGTATTTCGTATGGAAGTTTTGCAGGATTGTTTGTTGAAGGATTTAAAGAGCAAGAAAAAGTTATAAGTAAACAAACAGAAGAGATAAACTTTTTAAAAGAAGAATTACAAAAACTTAAAGATTTAATACTTAATATTAAACGATAATAATATGGCACTAATTAGAGATTATGAATTACCTGGTACTGGTTTGACTATTCCAAACACATATCACGTTGTTACAAATGTAAAAGTTGAAAAAAGAATGAAGGATACTCCAGCACCTCCAGACCCTACAAGACCTGATGGAATTACATTTGGAGCAAATTCTCCAGAAACCGCAGTTTATTGGCAAGCTGGTTATACGGCAGAGATAGCAGTAACTGTTTGGAAGGATAAAGTAGCCAGAGATATTGGTGCAAACCCAATTGGATTTATTGGAAAAAATCCATCTGATAATAAACATGGTGTTACTATTGGTACTTCTGGTATGGACCATAGGTGTGTGTTTATGCTAGAAGTACCATCTGAATTAGACCATATGGCACAAGCATATAGACATTTATTAACTACTGATTATTATAGTGGTTCATTAGAAGTTTAAAAAAAACAAAATAGATATATTTATACAATATAAACACAAATATTATGGGATATACATACGAATGGAAGTTAACAGGACTTAACAAGCAAAATAGCACCAATATAGAGGATGCTGTTATTGGCACACGATGGAAATTAACAGGTACAGATACAGATGGTAATGTGGGTACTTTTACCGGAGCAACTCCGTTCAGCATTAACACAATAAACACATCTAGTTTTACACCATATAGTGAATTAACAGAAACACAAGTTCTTAATTGGATTAAAAACCACGTAAGTGGTTCAGGACCTTCAAATTATTGGGGACACATATCTGAAGTAATTGAAAAAGAAATAAATAGTAAAAAATGGGTTAAGGTAGAAGTTTCTGAAATAGACCTACCGTGGTCACCAACATCTGGTAGTACAACACCATACTTCGGTGATACAGCTCCTGTTTAAACAAAATACAAAAATATAATTGTAGATTGTAATATCGATTCTTAATAATTAATTTGTGTTTTGAATATTTTGTTTATATTTATATGAGTATTACTGTAAGTTATTACTAATACAAACTTAAAATACAAATCGAAGAAATAAAATGGCAGAAAGAATCGTATCACCTGGCGTATTCACAAGAGAAAATGACCTATCCTTCTTAGCTCAAGGAGTTGGAGAAATTGGAGCGGCATTTATAGGACCTTTTAAACAAGGGCCTGCATTCGTTCCAACAATCGTAAGAACGCAATCAGAATTTGAAGATATCTTCGGAACACCTGATGGAACTTATTATACCGAATACGCAGTACAAAATTATTTAAGAGAAGCTGGACAAGCAACAATCGTAAGAGTAGCCGGTATTGGTGGTTATCAACAAGCCGCACCTTTAGCAATTTTTGCTTCTGGTTCATCCCTTCAATCAGTAGGTACTAAATTAATTGGTTTATTACATTCAACAAATGCTGGAAACGAAGGTGTTGGTTTTACTGGAGCAACTGTAGTTAGTGATGATTCATTAGATGGTTCTTGTTTTATAGCAGGAGCTGGATTAAACGTATCAGCATCAATTTTACCAACTGCTACAAATGATTTAGCAGATGTATTTGGTGAATCCCCATTCGGTTCTAAAACAGCATACGCTTATTCATATTTTGAAAATGCGGCTGGATACTATACCGGTTCTGCTGGAAACAACATCGTAATAACTAGAGTTGTATTACCAACTCAAACATTTGGTGATGCTAGTGAAGCAGAAACTCCAATTATAGTATCTCAATTAATTAGTGGTGAAAGATATAACTTATTTAAATTCGAAACAATAGGACATGGTACATTATATAATACTAAATTTAAAGTTGGTATTTCTAATGTAAAAGCAGCTGGTGAAGATGGTTCAACTGACTATTCAACTTTCACTGTAACTATTCGTTCATTTAGTGATACCGATAAAAGAAAGAGTGTAGTTGAAACATATAATAACGTAAACTTAGACCCTGCATCTCCTAACTATATAGCTAGAAGAATTGGTGATAGAAAGTTAACAATCGATCCTGATGGAAAATTAACTGAAACTGGTGATTATTCAAATAAATCAACAAATGTAAGAGTAGTTGTACAAGATGCTAATTCTAGTATCTTAGGACCAGGTTCTTATCCAGTATCTGCAGCACCATTTGGACATAGTGCTTATACAAATCCAATTAAAGCAACAAGCCCTGCAGAATCACTTTTAGTACCTGCAGTAGTTTTCCAAACAAATTCAACTGGTAACTCAGCATCATCTCCTATATATTATAGTGGACTTGATTTTGAAATAACTGGAGCATCAATCGATAATAAACAATACTTAAGAGCAATTCCTACAAGCGCAGAAACCGGTTCTAACGTAACATTCGCATTTGATTCTCAATTAACATATGTAATGACTGGTTCGGCATCAACTGATATGGTTAAAAGACAATTTGTATTAGGATTCCAATTTGGATTTGATGGTATGAACCCAACTGTAAGAAAAGCTAAGGCTGGTGATACTGATTGGGGTAATGGAAATACACAAGGATTTAGTTGTGCATCTTCGTTATCTTCTGGTTCAATCGCATACACAAAAGCAATCAACGCTGTATCTAATCCTGATGAATATGATATCAATATGGTAGTAACTCCTGGTATTGTAAGAAGTTTACACCCTGCAATTACCTCTAAAGTAATTGATATGGTTGAAGATAGACAAGATTGTTTCTACATCGCCGATTTTAATGATTATGATGATACAATTACTGAAGCAACTGAGCAAGCAAATTCAGTAGATTCAAACTATGTAGCAACTTACTATCCTTGGATGAAAACAATTGATAGTAACACAAATAAATTAACTTCAGTTCCACCTTCTACATTGTTACCTGCAGTATATGCAGCAAACGATAGATTGGCAGCTGAATGGTTTGCACCTGCAGGTTTGAATAGAGGTGGTATTACCGGAGCAGTTAGTGTATTGAATAGATTAACACACTCTGAAAGAGATACTCTATATGAGAACAAAGTAAACCCAATTGCGGCATTCCCTGGACAAGGTATTGTGGCATTCGGACAGAAAACATTGCAAGATAAGGCATCTGCTTTAGATAGAATCAATGTTAGAAGATTACTTATCAACTTGAAAAAATTCGTTGCATCAACATCTCGTTTCTTAGTATTCGAACAAAATACTTCTACAACTAGACAAAGATTCTTAAACACTGTGAACCCTTACTTAGAATCAGTACAACAAAGACAAGGACTTTATACCTTTAAAGTTGTAATGGATGAAAGTAACAACACACCTGATGTAATTGATAGAAACATATTAGCAGGACAAATTTTCTTACAACCGGCTAAGACAGCGGAATTTATCGTAATAGATTTCAACATCTTACCAACTGGAGCAAGTTTCTCAGCATAATACGAAAATAAAGGAAGTAGATATTTATTAATATAAAATAAAAGGATAATAAAATGGCAGAAATATTAGAGTTTGACAAGATGTTCTATACGAACTTCGAACCTAAAATGAAAAATAGATATGTGATGGAGATAGATACTATCCCTTCATATCTTGTAAAGGCGATGAACAGACCTACAATTCAATTTGAAACAATTGCATTAGACCATATCAACGTAAAAAGAAAATTACAAGGTAAAGGTGATTGGCAAGACATAACAATTACATTGTATGACCCAATTGTACCTTCTGCAGCACAAAAGGTAATGGATTGGATTCGTTTAGGACATGAATCAATTACTGGTAGACGTGGATACGCAGATTTCTATAAAAAAGATATTACTTTCTACCTATTAGGACCAGTTGGTGATAAAATTGAACAATGGACTTTAAAAGGAGCATTTATTCAACAAGCAAACTTCGGTGAATTAGATTTTTCATCAAATGAAGTTGCAACAATCGAACTTACGTTGTCCTACGATTACGCCATTCTAGAATTTTAAAATATTCCTTACGGAACGCTACCGAAGGATAACCCTCATCAGAAATGGTGGGGGTTTTTTATTTCTAATTTTTTAATTTCTATGTATTTATATATACAAACTTAAAAACGAATAACGTTATGGCAGAAACACAATATGATTTTCCAACGGAAGTATTAGACCTTCCATCTCAGGGTAAAGTTTACCCAAAAGAACACCCACTATCTTCAGGTAGGATTACTATAAAACATATGACAGCAAAAGAAGAAGATATTCTTTCAAACCAAAATCTTATTAAAAAAGGTATTGTTTTGGATAAATTATTTGAATCTATTATTGTTGGCAACGTAAATCCTAGTGAAATTATTTTAGGAGATAAAAACGCTATTATTCTTGCAACTAGATTGTTGGGATATGGTCCGGAGTATTTTTTTAAATTTTATTCATCTAAATTAAATGAATCAATTGATGCAAAGGTTGATTTGGGTAAAGTAAAAACAAAAGAAGTAGATTTATCATCGTTTGATAATAAAAATGAATTTGAATTCGTATTGCCATCTAATAAGAAAAAAATTATATGTAAATTACTTACACATGGTGATGAAATGGCAATAGATAAAGATATTCAGGCTATTGAAAAATTAGGTGGTGCTGGTGCAGAAATTACAACTCGTCTACGTTATATGATTCAATCGGTTGATGGGGATAATTCATCAACAACTATAAACAAATTTGTAAATGGATTGTTGGCAATAGATAGTAGAGCATTAAGAAGTTATGTAAAAAAAATATCACCTGATGTTGATATGAAATTTACTCATATCCATGAAGATGGAGAGGTGGAGGAGGCGCCTATCACTATGGGTGTCAGCTTTTTTTGGCCTAGCACGGAATCATAGTATTCAAATACATACCCAAATATTTGATATGGTTCAATATGGGAATGGTTTTACCGTAATGGAACTTTATAAAATGCCAACTTATTTAAGGATGTTTTACTATAATAAATTAGTAGATTCTAAAAAGAAAGAAGCAGATGAAGTAAAAAAATCAAACAAAGCAAATAATTCAAAAGTTAGGGTTAATAGATAATCCTAACTTTTTTTATTAATAGGATATTTATAGATGTTAAACTACAACTAATATGAAAAAATATAAAATATCAAAATCCAATTTAAAAGAATTTTTTGGATTATTTGGTAAAAAGAAACCACAAACATTGCAATCAATCATAGATGCAGACCCGGTAATGAGAAAATTAGATAATGAAATGGAAGATATTGCTAAAACTTTTATTCCTAGAATTAGAAAAATAAAAGATACACAACCTGAATTATTTAAAAAAATGCAAGATTTGGGTATTATAGATAAGGATTTTAAATAACATTGATTTAAATGGCAGTAGCACCACTAACACCAGCAGACCAGGCAGAATTAAATCGTTTATTAGAAGAAAACGCAGAAATAAAAGAGCGCATTCGTATAATAAACGAAAAAATGGCTGCTGCCACCGATGGTGAGAAAAGACAGTTGGCGGATATGATGCGAATTGAGAAAGACCGATTAAAGGGTCAAACTGATTCTGCTAAAGGGCTCAAAAAAAGACAAGAATATTTAGATTATGAAGAAAGTAGTTTAACTTCATTGGCTAATATGTCAAAGGGTGCATTGAGTGTTTTAAAAAAACAAACAGCCGGTGCAAATACATTATCAAGTTTAACTGCAACAATTTTAGCAAGAAAAGAAGCAGAATTACAATTAGAAGGTGATGCGTTAAGAGCTTCACAAAAAGAAACTGCAGTTTTGGAAAGCATGAATTCATCAATAATGCTTAAATCAGAAGAACTTGCTGCCATTAAACATGAAATATCCGAGGCAGATAAAGAAATAGAAAACGTAGAACGTTCTATTGCACATTTATCTGGAGAAGCAAAGGAAGAAGCGGAAGCTCATTTAAAAACATTAAAAAATCTTAATCAACAATTATCAAGAAGTGAAGCAATTCATGAAGCTAATCATGAACTGTTACATCATATGCCTGGATTTATAGGAGATGCATTGGATATGGCAAAAAAGATGGTAGCACAAATAGCTGCAATGGGTGCACCACTTGTAATAATGTATGCACTAATAGGCGCAGCATTACACTCATTTGTAGCGTTAGATGCAGCGGCACAAGATTTTAGAAAAGAAACCGGATTACTAAATTCACAAACAAAAGATTTAGTTAACAATGCACATCATATCGAAATGAATTTCAGAGATGCTGGTGTTGAGTTAAAAGATGTATTTGATACTGCAAAAGCATTAAAAGAAGAATTTAGTGATACTGTAAACGTTTCCGAAGAAGTATTGGCATCATTGGCTGTAATGGGTAAAAACTTCGGAGTTTCTGCAGGTAATGCTGCAAAAGTTCAAAGTATACTTGAAAGTGTTGGAGGATTATCATCGGAAACAGCGGCTAATGTGGGAAATCAAGTTGCAAATATGGCTAAATTAGCCGGAGTTGCACCTGATAAAGTATTTAAAGATATTGCTGAAAACGCTGAAGCTGCGTCAACATTCTTTAAAGGTGATATAAATGCGTTAGCTAAAAATGCAATACAAGCTCAAAGAATGGGTACTTCGTTAAAACAACAGGTATCATTGGCAGAAAAATTATTGGATTTTGAAAATGGTATTGAGCAAGAAATGGTAGCGGCAACGTTTGTAGGGGGTGAGTTTAATTTAAGTAGAGCAAGAGCATTGGCAATGGAAGGTAAACTTCAGGACGCAAATGAAGAAACCCTAAAACAAATTCAAAGAAGTGGTGATTTCCGTCAAAAAGATTATTTCACACAACAACAATTGGCTAAAGCAGCCGGTATGAGTGTTGAAGAAATAAATAAGCAGTTAATGATGCAAGAAAAGTTGAATGGATTAACTGAAGAAGAAAAGAAACTTGCAACGGATGCTATTGATAAGGGGTTAGATATTACTAATATGACCAAAGAACAATTGGCAGAAGAAACTAAAAAAATAGCAGCACAAAACGAACAACAAGGACAATTGGCTAGAATGCAAAACGCATTTATGGGAATCGTTGCAACTATCGGTGGGGCGTTATCTCCACTATTAGAGGGGGTGGCAACTGTATTAAATTTAATAATGATACCAATAAATGCAGCAGCAGACGGATTTGCGGCTTTAGTTGGTTTTATGAAAGAGGCATTACCATTAACCGCAGCATTGGTAGCGGGAGCAGCTACTTATTTTTATTATAAAAACCAAGCTTTTATTACAGATAAAGCATCTGCGGCTTTTGCTGTAGTAAAAGCTGGCGCGGAAGCCACATATAATGGTATTATAGCTGCCGGTAATTTGATAAAGAAAAAAGGATTATTAGGAGCGATTGCTGAAATGGCTATGAGAGCATTTGCGTCTGTATCGGCAAACCCATTTATAGGTCCTATATTGGGTGTGGCAGCTGCGGCTGGTGCATTGGCATTGGGTTATCAATATTATAGTAAGGCGGGAGACGTAATGTCACCTGCTGATGGTAAGACCCGAATATCAACTAAAGAAGGTGGATTATTTGAATTAAGTAAAAATGATGATTTGATGGCCGGTCCAGGATTAGCCGGAGGTGCAGGAGGCGGTGGAGGTGGAGGAAGTTTATCGGCATTAGCAGCACCATTAGCAGCAGTAGTAAACGAAATTAAAGCACTAAGAGCGGATATGGCATCTGGAAAAATAGCAGTGTATATGGATTCTGCAAAGGTTACTTCGAATGTTAATACTCAAGTTGAAAAAACAACGAGAAATAGCTATAACATGGGACAAGCATAAAATATAATTTGATGCCAACAATAGAAGAATTATTTAAAACCAAAAAGTTGATAAGTGGACAAACCGCTGAACAACAATATGATATTCGTAATACTGCCGATATAAAAAGAACGCCGTATAACGTCCTAATGCGACCATCTTTTGCAATCGCACAACTTGCAAGAAAAACTTTATCAGGTAGATTAAGAGAAACAAAATTGGAGGAAGAAGTAACTGGATTAAGAATATTAGCAAGTACCACATCTCCAATTATATATGGAACTGATATACTTAAATTCGCTAAAAAGACTAGGGGTATTGTTGAAGATATGAAACTTGGAGCTAATGGTACAGAAGGAGCTGTTGGAAAATTATCTTCTTTTATAGCCAAAGGTGAAAAGTTTGGCAATGAATTATTATCAAAAATAGGTGCTAAATTACCAGAAGAACTGATACCAAGCCGTATTGCATTAAATTCTGATTTCAAAAAGAGTAAAGTATCCGATACAATGGTCACATTGGCTACTTTAAAAACAAATGCTGGTGGTAATTTATTGGGCAAACTTATTAAAGATAATTTACAAGGAAGACCTAATCCAAATCAGATACTTGGTTCGGCGCTGGAATTAGGTAAAAAGAAATTAAATACTTTATTATTAGGCTCACCATCCCAAGCGGCAGTAAATTTTGCCAAAGATGGTGGGGATAACTATGATAACGATTCACCATATGGTAAGGTAATGACCGGAGCTCAGTATTTAGCAGAAGATTTGATTGCACTAAGAAAGGACTTATCATCAAAATTTGTTGCGTATGAACCCGATAAATTTAATCTACCATTACCTATAACAAATTATATTGCAGTACCAACTTTTTCAAAAGAACCCAAACAAATGTATTCAAAGACAAAATCAATAGATTCATTGGAAGTAAAAAGAGGAATGAGAAACGGTTCGGATGAATTAAATAGAATAGTTCAATATGAATCTACAGATGGTTTAAAACCAACCGGTAGGGATGTGAATTTACCAACATTAAAATCACTTGATTTAGTAGAACTAAAGTTTTGGTCTGTTGCTAAACAAGCAGCTGTGAATTTCAGAGCAACCTTAACCGGTATTACTGAAACGGTATCACCAACTTGGGATACTCAAAAATTTGTAGGTAATCCATTTAATTTTTACACATATAGCAATATTGAAAGAAGTGTAAATTTTGCATTTAAAATATATGCACTTAATGCGGATGAGTTAAAAGCTTGTTGGCAAAAAATTAATTTTTTAACTAATTTAACATATCCACAAGGGTATGCAGGTAATATTGCGGTAGTACCACCGTTTATTAGGTTTACGTTGGGTAGTATGTATGTTAATAAAGAATCTTTTATTTCGGATTTATCATACGAAATACCTGATGATGCGCCGTGGGAAACCGGTGAAGATGGAATGGATGAGTATATATTACCAAAAATTGTTAATGTTACTATGACTCTTAAATTAGTAGAAACAGTTGGTAGTACATATCAAATGGCAACCGGTGAGAGGAAAGCGGTGGCTGAAGGTAAAACTGCGGATGGTAAAGTAGTGCCTGCAGTTCCGGCAGCACCTGCCATAGCTGCTTCCGCAAAACGTTTATATGGCTATGGTGCATCTAATCCAAATCAAATATTGAATGTAGATACTGCAAAAAATTTAGATAAGGGAGGTGACCCAATCAAACAAACACAAGTTTCCGATTCTCCAAATGCACCGGCAGCACAAAAAACAGAAAATCCAGTTGCGGAAGCACCAAAAATGAAAGAAGACCCTAAGGGTAAATTTGTAGCAGATTATAAAGGCTTAAAATTATATATAAAAGATGCTAATGGGGGTAATAAGACTATAACAAGTTATAAAGGTGATATGGTAATTACAAATAATGCCACAAATAAAAATAATAAAGGTAAATTAACAGAAGCGCAATTAATTCAGTACGAAAAAGAATATATAGATAAAAATTTAACAAGACTATCAGATAAATAAAAGTAAATGGAAAGCAGATATTTAAATAATAAAATTAAAAAAACAATAGATGGTAGACAGGTATATAGGTCAAAAATATATCCGAATATTCCACCATCTGACCAAGATACCTTTGTAGCAACGGAAACCGGTGATAGATTGGATACTTTGGCATATCAATTTTATGGAGATTCGAGATATTGGTGGATTATAGCAACATCCAATAATATTCATGACGCAAACATTGGATTTGAAGAAGGAACTATTTTAAGAATACCTGCGAATTATATCGAAATAGCAGGAGCATTTACACAATCATAATTTATAAATGAGTACATTTCCACAATTATCTAACATTGACTCTAAGATTGCAAACAATCTTAAATTTGGAACAAAAGCCGGCTTAAATGCTTCTCAACGAATTTGTTGGATTAGAGTATTTTCTGGAGCAAAAACCGGAGCTGCGGAAGGATTGATTATATCATCTAATATGAATTATGGTACATTTAATCCATCTACAACTAATAATGCGGGATTTGTATATGGAAATTCAGTAAGTGGTGGAACTTTTGGTAATACTTGGGCGGGAGGAGCCCTTCTCTCAGCGGGAGGACCGTTAAGACCTTCTCCTGGTATAACTGGTTTACAAATAAAAGAAGGTAAGGACCAAATTTCAAGAGAATGTACTCTATCACTAGAATGCTTTTCATTGGAACAAATGGAGCTAATGCAAAGGTATTTTTTAGAGCCTGGATATTCTTTATGTATTGAATATGGATGGAATAGCAATGTAGGGTTAGCGCAAAAAATGCCAAACATCGGTACTGCGGGTATTTTACAAGCTGCAGCAGACCGTAATTTAAATGGTAATAACTTACACCAAAGAAGGGTTGATAGTTTGGGAGATTATGATACATTTTTAGGATTTATAGTGGGTGGGAATGTTCAATCGGATGATGATAAGTGGAAAATATCAGTAAAATTGAGAGGTGCACCAGGAATGCCAACATTTTTACAATCACAAAATAAAACTTTAAAAATAAACAGTGACGGAACAATAGAAGAAAAAGAAGGCGAACCAATATTATATGATATAGCCGATACGATTTCTCCTGCTGCCGGCGAAGATGTGAGAAAGAACAGAAGGTTCAAAAATATGTATAATCAATTACCAACTACAAGACAAATAGAAGCTGTAAGGGATTTGTTAACTACTAATAAAGTGGGCTGGTATGATTTTATAAATTTTGATGCAGCCGTAAATAAAGCAATTACTACATATTCGTCTCCGGGATTTTTTGCAAGGACTTTTACCAGTGCTTCCGAAACCGTAACAGTTGGAAAAGCTAAAATAGAAAAGGAAAAACTATTTTCAACAAACAAATATATACGATTTGAATTGGCTATTGATATTTTAAATAGAAATGGAGAATTTAGTGATTATATATTAGCCGGAAAAAAACTTCCTATTACAATTGATATCAGTAATGCAAAAATAGGAGCGTTTCCAAATATGTTTTCCACAAAAGATTCTAAATTGATAATACCAGGATATATGCCTGATTTTTCTGCATATTTTTTAAATTCAGGTAAAATAACTCAAAAAGCTGGTGGGGTGTTTGATTGTGCCGGTGCAGCGGAAAGTCCATTTGGTGTTGTAGATAATAAATTACCAACAGTTGGTGCATTTGTTGAAACCGCAGATACTTCTCTAGGCCCATCTCATACGGAAAAAGGAAATTATTGGGGATATTTAAAAAACCTTTATATAAATTTTGAAGTATTTAGGTCAAAACTAGAACAAAAAAATAAAACCATTAGAGAAGTTTTATTGGATATGTTAAATGAAATGTCATCGGCTGTAAATTCCTTTTGGAATTTTCAGGTAGTTGAACAACAAGACAAAGATGGTAATATTATACTAAGTGTTGTTGATGAAAATTGGATTGGGAAAAAAACGGATGGCTCGGTACAATTCTATCATTCAGGTCCTTATTCTATATTTTTAGATGCTAGTATAGATATTGCATTACCATCTGAAATGACCAATCAAATTATTAGTAGAAGGTTATCTTTGGCAAATAATCCAGATGAACCGATTGTTGGAGTTGGTGGGTTTTTTGAAAGTGCAACGGATTTATTTTTGACTAGTTATACTGATAGTAATGGTAACCCAAAAAAGATACTAACCGAAGACGAAAAAAAGAAACAAGATGAAGCCGCGGCGGCGGCAGCGGCAGCAACTGCAGAAGAAGATAAAAAGTTACCTTCACAGAAAACCCAAGAAAAAATTAGTGCGAGTAATACACGAGATTCTGAGATAGATAAAGCCAAAAGTGCATTGTTTAAAGAGAGTCGACAATTAACAACGGATCTTGATTTAGTGGATGGTACTGTTGCTTGGAACGATATAGATCCAGATGGTGATGAAAAATTAGATCCTGAAAAAAAGGCAAAAATTGATGCTAAAATAAAAGAAGTCACTGCAAAAATAGCAGCATTGGACGCAGAAAAAACTGCAAATAAAGCGGCAAGAGAAATTCTAGACAAACAAAAAAAAGAGGAAGTAAAAACAGAAACAGATGCGGATGGTGAAATTGCTGCCAAAGCCATCGGCGCTAATTTAGAAAAAATAGATGTTGTACCCAAAGTTGACCTGGATACAATTCCAGAAGAGCTTGGTGAAATTACCGCCCCATCAGTTTTAAAACAAAAATTTCAGATATTTTGTATGGACGATGAGCCATTATTTGATAGATTAAAAAACGATGCATTTGCAAATAAAAATAAAGGAACTACTGCAAAAGGATTATCACATCCACTTCCAATAAAATACACTTTTAAAGTTTTAGGTACAAGTGGGTTTAGAAGGGGTGATACTTTCAATATTATTGGAATACCAACAAAATATGCCAAACATGGTTTATTTCAGATTATAGAAATAGAACATAATGTGGGTGGTATGGCATGGACAACATCGGTAACCGGACAATATAGACAAATGCAATAATATGATAAATCCAGATAGATATAATCAATTAAACAATAATCTTTCCGAGTATGAATTACCAGAAATTTTAGCGTATATACCAACTCCAACGGAGATTGAGTATAAAAGAGGATATATACAAAGATATTTTGTTCAAAAATCGAATGATATAAATTCTTATATTTTTGAAGTAAGTAAATATAATTTTGCATCATTGCAAATAAGTCCGTATTTTACAATAGTGGCTATTCTTTGGAAAATCTCTGGAAATCCAACCGAAATAATGGATGCAAATGGTAAATCAATTAAAATTGGTAATAAAACTATTCCATCTTTACACAAATATTTACAAAATACTTTACAATTTTCTAAACAATAATTTGGAATTGTTATAAAAATTTCATATATTTGTATTTATTGATATGGGGGTGTCATGGAATTGATTGCAATGAGAGACATAGTATCACACGTAGACAGAAGTGCTAGATGTCTTTAAATCTGTACAAAACAATAACTGACGAAATGTCAACTATGACCTTCGAAGACCTTATGGCTTTCGTAGGTGCTGATTACGCTGTAGCAGCCTAATCACAACAATCGGGTCGGTGCACATATAACCTAGGAACAGAAGTGTTTACAAAGGCTTTATTCGTTGAGCCTGAATCAACGAATTGGTGGAAAAGCTGTACTAACCATACGGCCCCAATTATTTTGGAAAGTGAATAAGATTAAACTTTACCTAAACGTGTGAAACGCTGGTATTATGATTACTTTGTAAGACACGGGTTCGAGTCCCGTCATCTCCACTAAAAATCCTGAACTACTATTTGGTAGTTTGGGATTTTTTTTGTATCTTTGTGAATATGAAAATTGTTGAATCTATTGTAGAATTAAACGAATTAAGAGAATTGTTGGAAACCGAAGCATCTATTTGGTATCCGATGTGGGTAGATAATGATAAGCACCCACAAAACACTCATATATCGTTCCTATTCGTTAGTACCCAATCGGATAAGTATATCATACCACAACAACAT